CACCGGCGCCGACCTCACCGGCGCCAACCTCACCGGCGCCGACCTCACCGGCGCCGACCTCACCAAGGCCAACCTCACCGGCGCCGACCTCACCGGCGCCAACCTCACCGGCGCCGACCTCACCTGCGCCGACCTGATCGAGGCCAACCTGATCGGGGCCAACCTCAACTGCGCCGACTTCACCGAGGCCAACCTCGACTGGGCCAACCTCACCGAGGCCAACCTCACTGGCGCCAACCTCACCGAGGCCAACTTCACCGAGGCCAACCTCACCGAGGCATACCTCACCGAGGCAAACCTCAATTGGGCCAACCTCACCGAGGCTAACCTCACCTGCGCCGACCTCACCAAGGCTGACCTTCGTGACGCCGACCTCCGTGGCGCCGACCTCACCGGCGCCAACCTCACCGAGGTGATCCGATGACCGACCCGTCACCCGCCGACCGGGAGCCCCCATGGTCCGCCTAACCTTCGCCGTCTGCCAGATGAAGGGAGGTGAAGTGACAGAAGACAGGGACTCAGCGTTGGAAGAGGTTGCCCTCCACTTGATGGTTGCGAGTATGCACGCGCAACAAGCAGAGGAGCAGGACCTCATGTCCGAAAGCGAAGCGGACATTCCGCATCTCGCTTTCGGCAGGATCATGGACGCGTGGGGGGCAACGAACCCCGATGCGCCCTTCGACTTCCTACGGAAGTATTCGTCCCCCGACGACGAGTAGACCCCAACCGCCTCAACGGGTAGGATGGCAGGGAGGGGCACTAGTGCCCCGCCCAGCAGTGAAGAACAAGCGGTTAGCCATGGCTAACCAAGAGAAAGGAACGACATGTCACACGAACTGGAAATGAACGGCTCTACCGCCAGCTTCGCTGGCGCAAGCCGTGCCTGGCACGGGCTCGGGGTGAACCTGAGTCGCTGGATGACGCTTGACGAAGCGCTCGACGCCTGCTTCGGCAACCGCGAACTGATTATCGAGGAGGTCAAACTCCCCGATGGGGAGGTGTGGGCGAACGGCAAGTCGCCCATGTACAGCCTCAGTTTGGGGGGTTTCTCGGGCGTCACCGCCGATGGGCAGATCGTCGACATCCCTAGAAAGAGGATGCGTCGCATCTTCTCTTCGAAGTACGAGGGGTTCACCCCTCGTGAACTCCTGGAGATCGTTCAGGAGTACGGCGCCCAGGCCGGGGCGGCGATGGCGTCGGCGGGGTTCATCTACGATGGAACCCGCTTCTTCGGATCCATGAACATGGAACCCATCGTCGTTGACCCGAACGGGATCAACGACGTGATCGACCGCTACGTCAGCGGCGTCACCAGCTTCGACGGCAGCTCGCGCACGAGGGTGTTCACCTCGTGGGTGAGGGTGGTGTGCAACAACACCCTAAAGCAGGCAACCGCCGCCGCCGAGAACGTCATCTCGTCGAAGCACACCCGTGGTGCGCATCTCCGGATGCGGAATGCGGCCATGGACATGGCGGCAGCCATGCACGCCGAGAAGCACATCGTCTACCAGGCCGAGAAGCTGCTTCTTGCCAGCGACCCCCAGCACAAGATCACTCACAAGGTGATCGACGCGCTGTTGGGCGAGTTGCCCGAGAAGGATGGGCGCGCGCGCACCATCGCCGAGAACAAGCGTGACGTCTTCTGGGAGGTTCTCCAAAACGATCGAAACGTCGGGTTCTGCGGGCTCAACGGTTGGAGCATCTGGAACGCAGCGGTCGAGTACCTGGACCACCACGCCCAGGTGAACGGGGCCGAGAACTCTGCCGAGAAGGCAACCCTGCGGGCGCAGCGCGTTCTGGACGGTGCCGACGACGACAAGAAGCAGGGCCTGGCCGACCTCATCCTGAGCTTGGCCTGATACACGCAGCTACTAGTGGGGAGGGGCGCTAGTGCCCCTCCCCTGGAGGAGGACAAGTGTACAGAGGCAACATTACCGATTCACTCACCGACTTCGTCGTCGAAGTGATGAACGACAACGTCCAAGGCGTGATGAGGGATTACGCCTCCAACCAGGACCTGGTCACCATGGACGAGGTCCACGCGCGGTTCAGCTTCGAGGAGCTGGATGAGGAGCAGATGACGGTTCTGTGCGCCATCATCACCGACGTCGTGCGCGACGTCCTCTTGCGGATGGTGCGCTCGACGGAGATGCCCCCGCCGCAGGTCTAGCCATCTGGCTAAGCGAAAGAACGAGTGGGGAGGGGCACCAGCGCCCCTCCCCGTAGGAAAGGACAAGAAGTGACAGTTCAAATCGACATGACTCTGCACATGCCCGAGCTGGGGGCCGCTATCGACGCCATCATCGGCGTCATCAGCGAGGCCAGGAAGGCGAACGATCGAAAGGCGTCCCCCGCCGCCGCACGCAAAGGGGCGAAGCAAGACCGACAGGTTGGCCAACTTCTTGACTTCCGCCGCCAGTTGGCAGATCACCCCGCCTCGGTGAGCCTCACCTCGAAATCTGTGGACACCTTGCGCGAGTGTCTCTCGATCGAGGTGCGACGCCGCAAGCGGGAGGCGGTCGAGATCGCAACCCGCTACGGGGCGAGGCACGATGCCGTGGCCATCGCCTACGGGATCAAGGAGGCCATCGAGGACGCACTCGATCGCCTCGTGGTACTAGATCGTGAAATGCTTCACGACACCCTGTTCGCCGAGGAGTGACATGGAGCCAGACTACATCCAGAGGCGCGTGCAAGAGTGCCTCGCCCCTTTCCTGGAAGAGCTTTCCTTCCAGGACGACGTAACGGTCGTCCTCGACGCCGCAATCGCCATGGAGGCAATCAGGGCTGAAACCCAGAAGATCGCCTCACTGCGCCGTGCGCGAGTGCGCGAGCTGCGCCGTGACCACACACTCATGGAGTGTGCGGCCCTGACGGGGTTGTCCTTCGGGCGCATTCGACAAATCCAAGACGGAGACTAGATGAGCACGAATGACCTAATAGAGTCGATCCTACTCAAGCTCCCAGAGCTGCGGCCTGGCACGATCATTTCTGGTTCCGAGCACCAGCCGTGGGGCCTCAATTGGACAGTCGTCTTGGCATCCGACGATGCTGACGGCAACCCCGACACGATCACCGACGCCCTCGGGCGCGACATCACGGCGGATGACGTCGACCTGTCGGACCTCGACGAAGACGACCTGGCCGACGGCCGTGAGGTTACGGGCCGCATCATGTTCTTGCAGGACCAGCTTCTCGGGCTGGTCGCGAGGCGTCTCGACGCCAGGGTCCGCCACGACGGCGCTAACTTCGTGGTGGTCCCGCAAGCTTGACGCTTAGCCATGGCTAAGGCAGAGACAGCAGTATCAGAACACGACAACATCGGGAAGCGCAGGAAGTGGACTGATGACAAAGCCGTTGCAGCGCAACGGGTATTGCGCCGCAGGCGCAGTACAGGGGTTCGATTCCCCTCAGCTCCACTCCCGCGTTTCCCCTGGTAGACAGGGAGAAACCAGTGAAGAAAGCGGAAGAGATCACGGGCAGGTGGGTCAGCCACCTGCTCACTTCCCGCAGGCGGGCAACCGCCACTATCCACAGCTACGCCAGCACGATCAGTGCGTACGCTGCCCACCTAGGCGAACGGGATCCCTTCGCCGTGTCCATCGAAGACATGGAAGCGTGGATCGCAAGACCCTCGGCGAAAACAGGGGCTCTACGTGCCCCCGCCACGGTCAAGCGCGAGGCTGACACGCTCAGGGCCTTCTACCGATGGTGCCAAGAGCGAGGACTGTGCAACCTCAACCCAGCATCAGGGCTCCACGGCCCGACGGTGCATAACGACGAGCCCTCGCCCATCCCCGAATCCGACTGGCGGAAAATGTGGGACGACTCAAGCGGGATGCTCCGCTTGGCTTACGGCCTGGGGTTCTTCGGCGGGTTGCGCCGCCACGAGATTCTGGGGCTGAGAGGCATGAACATCGGGAACGGGGAGCTGGTCCATCTGCCCAGGAAGGGGGGCGACTCAGACACTGTGGAGTTCCTGGTGGTATGGGACTGGTTCAAGGCTGAAACCCCGCAGCTCACGGGCAATGTAGACTTCCCAAAGGTGCTTGCCTCCCATCGGGAAGCGGGAACCGCTCTGGTATTCGCCGACTGGGCGGCATCAGACGGCATCGACCCCAACGCCCTGAACAAGAGGATGACGGGTCAGTGCAAGCGCCTCGGCCTGCCGCCGTACACGCCGCACCAACTCCGCCACTCCTGTGCTACGTATCTACTGCGTTCGGGATGGCGTCTGGAGCTGGTGGCGCATTACTTGAACCACTCCTCCGTAGACGTCACCAGGCGCTACGCAAAGGTTGGGGGGATGCTCGCCCAGCATCTCGCAACCCTGAGGAGAGAAATGAAGTCACGATGAACGAAGAAAGCAAGCTGCCCGAGCACGTCGAGATGTACATAAACGGCGTCACGTTGGACCGCATACAGAAAGCCACCGGCGTTTCCCGTGGCGCCATATACGCCGACCTAGCAAGGTACGGCGTATACAAGGGCAGGCGTCAGCTATCCGCATACAGGATTGAGGCAAACGACGAAACGCGAGCCATGCTCAAGAAGTTCGTAAGCGACCTTGCGGACGCCCAGGAACGAATCTTCACCCTTGAGCAAGCGGAACGACGACTCCGCTACGTCGTTGACGAAATCGTCGCTCGCGTCGAGCGCGACCCGTCAGCCTCACAAGAGTTGAAGAACGCCATAGCGAGGATCGCCTCGATGGCGTGACCCAAGCCACAGCATGAAACCCCAGCACCCAAGCACTGTGCTAAGGTGAGTAGGTCAGTCTCCTGGTCGCGGCCTCCACCTGGCGGGCGGGGCGCAAAGCCCCGCCCGCTCAAAGCCCTCGCGAATACGCGAGTGAACTGATCGCCCCCGCCTCAAGGCGGGGGCGATGCAAGCACTGAGCCGTTGTCCAAACGGTGAGACCAAAGCGGTCCAAACCATGAACTATTCCCCCAGAACCTTGGGGGCAGCGCGAACGGAACAACCTGTGCGCGTATACAACGTCAATTTCGGCCAGGTCAGACACGCCCTTCGGGACGACCTGAAGCCCGTCTTCATCCCGTTCATGCTCGAAAAGGCCGTTCCAGTCGAGCAGCGACCGTTCCTCGACCCGATCTTCGCGTCGGCCATTCGCTTCCTGTACCCGAAATACATGACGGCCGAGCATGTGTACGCGCTTCTCGGCACTGGCTCGGACGGAGGCCACGAAGCGCGCTTCGAGATAGCGCACGAACACAACCGATCGGCGGCCCGCCGGGTCATCTACAGCGCCATGGGGGAAACCGGCGTGAAGGTCTTCGACGCCGACGTCCATGCCGCTCGTCGGGTGGCTTTCAACGCCGAACTCTGCCTGCGGACAGGCGACGGCCCGATCGCACCCTTCATGTTCAGGCGGGATAACAGAGGACCGTACGTCCAGATGGCCGATAGCGCGTTTGGGCTCTGCGGGGTGACGCAGAGCCCCGAAGCCGTGCGACTTATCGACGAGCGACTCCGCGTAGCCATGGCTAACGCAACCTTCGAGATGATGAAGATTGCGGGCGATGCAGTCATTCTCAACGGGCTCTCTCCGCAGAAGGAGACCGACCTGTGACCGTAACGCCTGTTCCCCTGTACGAGTTCACCGAGCCGAGCGTTGGCTGTGCGGCGCACAGTGACCCGACCTGCCTCTGCGACGTCGTCATCGACAGGAGGGTGGCGGTGCGCTACCGCCCGAGTCAGGTGCTGTTCGGCGACTTTGCCGCTCGCCTGACGGGCGAGCCGCAGTCTCCAGAAGATGTGGCGCCCTGGGCCGCTCGCGTGCTGTCCTGGTACGACTTTGCCCGCTCCGTGCGCGACGGCGTCAGCCAGTGGCCGACGACTCCCCTGACGGAGCTTTCCAACGTCGCTGCCCTGAAGGAAGCGCGCTCTCGCCACGTCGAACATGTGCGTGCCCGCATCACGCCGAAGGTTCCCCACAAGGAGAGGCGCGTCGCCGCCTGCGCCCTCGCCTCGTGGGGGCTGCCACTCGCCGAGGTTTGCGAGGCGTCGTTCCTTAGCCATGACTATGTGGCGTCGCTGTACCGCTCCGCCCTCAGGAAAGAGTGGACGGGGCCGTGCGGCCTGTACGACTTCCCAGCCATCGTCGACGACTACATCAGCGGCGTCCCGCGTTCGGAAATCTACCGAAAGCACGACATCGGCAGGAGCTTCTTGGCGTACTTGACTTCGACGTGCGGCGCCAAGCGCGCCGCCATACCTGCGATGCTCGCGACCTCGGATGCCGTTATCGAGGACCTGAAGGGCCTTAGCCACAACCAGAGGCGCATTTGGCGCCTGATGAAGAAACCAAACATGACCTTGCAAAGGGTCAGCGAAGAACTGGGCCTTCACTACACCTGGGTGGCGCAAATGTGGGAAGACGCCCAGATCAAGATGTCGGCGAAGTACTCGCAAGCGGAGGCGTCATGAGAATCGACAGGGATAACCGCGTGGTGTTCTGGCGGCAGTCATCCTTCAACACCTTCACGCAGTGCCCCGAAAGGTTGAGATCGAAGCCAGACGTCGAGATCCCCACCGACGCTGCGGCCCTCGGGACCGCCCTGCACGCAGCGATCGAGGCCGATCTTGCCCCCTCCCCGATCAGCGTCGAGCAGGTCTTCAGCGAAGCTCACGAGGCGCTGGAGTGCGAATGGGGGCAAGGCGTGCGAATGGTCCAGAACGACTTCGGCGCAAGCCTCACCGTGCTGCAAAACTGCCTCAGGGCGTGGATCGACCACCCCATCAGGGCTCAGCTCCGTCACTCCGCCGAAAGCAATCGCCTTGCGATTGAGTCTTCGTTCGAGCGGCCCGTAGGATCGGTCAGGCACCAGGGCGAGCATTGGGAGGTGTACATCGAGGGGCGGATCGACGCCGTGGAGAGCGGCGGCACCCCGACCGTCTGGGACTGGAAGACCTCATCGCGTCGCTACGAAGAGTGGGAGCACCAGCGGTGGGCGAAGCAGCCCACCTTCTACACCTACGCCACTGGCATCAACGCCTTCCATTACCTTGTCTTCATGAAGCGGATGACGAAGGATGTTGGTGTTCAGGTCGTTCCCGTGACTCGCGACCGCAAGCACTGGTCGTGGCTGGAAGTGCAGTTGCAACTCGCCACGCAGTACGTACTCGCCAATGACGCCATCTCGCCCTGGATTACACGCGACGACTCGGCGCTGTGCTCACCGAAGTGGTGCCACAACTGGGATGAATGCAAGGGCCGATACCTCGGCCCCGATGCGTGGTAGGCTTCTCCACTAGTCGTTAGCCATATGGCTAACTCTTCCTCAAGAACGAGTTCCAACTTGCGAGTTGGAGCAACCCCAAAGGGGCTCATAGTGGAAGACATGACCATCACTGCCGCCGAGATGGCAGGCGGTTACAAGGTGTCGGTGACCTTCGAGCGCAAGGTGGGCCTGCCCAACTACGGGTCGGCCACCTATCGGGCGTGGGTGGAGGCGGAGGTGCCCTCCAGCGCCGACACCTCGGACTACATCCTCAAGCTCCAGGATGCGTTCAAGTCGGTCAAGCTCGCCGTTCTCCAGGAGGCGGGTATCGAGTTCGTCGTCGGCGACGACGGCATCGTGAGAGAGGCGCACACCCCCGCCGTGTCCATCGAGCAGGCTGCGGCAACCGTCGTTCGGGCGTTCCCTGGGTCGTCGGTGTCGTACGACGACTCCGCCGCCACCGTTCGGGTGAAGGGGAAGCAGCACGGGCCTTTGCCCGACTGGTTCATCGAGCAGGCCGCCGCAAAGGGTGTGCGGGAGGTCTGGGACAACCGAGACCAGATCGCTGGGACGCGCAAGCCGCACTTCAAGAGCACCGACGCCCAGGGCATCGGCTTCTGGCCGCCGCGATGAACCACATGTGGTTCATCAAAAACGAGGACGGGGCTACCGTCCTGCGTTCCCCTGGGTTCATCATGAAGAAGCTACAGGTTCCCGTCAGCGTCACCGTGATCCCGCTGGATTGGCCCATGTACAATGAGGGTCCCAACGGCGAGAGCCTGGAGGGTTGCACCATCGTGGCGACCCCAGCGGATTCGCCTCACACCCACGCCTTCGCCGCCGTGCGGGCGCACTTCGACCAAACCATGGTCACGCCCTTCGACGACAGGTTCGGCTTCGGTGCGTGGGTCTGGGATCGCGCTACGGAGCTGGCGGATTTCTTCGGCAGCGGCACGAGGGCGTGCGACTGGACCGACTCGCGTGAGGCGTTCTTTTCGCGGTGGGGCAAGGACGAATGAGTCTGTCCGAGCTTCTGGGGGAGGCCCTTGCGGGCCTCCCCCCGCTCGCCGAGCAACGGCGATTGCATGTTCCCCTGGCTCGCGCCATCGACGACTACGAGGGGTGGGCATCCACCCCTCAGGAGAGGGTCTACACGGGGGTCGACGCCCTCGATGCCGCCATGCGTGGAACGGCACCTGGGCAATTGACTCTCATCACTGGGTTCGCCCACTCAGGTAAGACGCTGTTCACCACGAAGATGCTGTTGCACAATCCCCAACGTCGGATCGCTGTCTTCACGCCCGACGAGACGCGCGAGCTGATCCTGGTGAAACTGACGTGCGCTAAGCACGGGGTATCAGCCCGACGGCTTGAGGGCTGGATGTCGGATGGCAACCGTCACGCCCGAGACATCATGCAGGAAACCTGCGATTCCTACCCCACCCTCTCCGTGGTTGACGCATCCGTGTCGGTTCCCGACATGGAGCGAGCCTTGCTCGAAATGGCGGAGGAATGGGGCGATCCAGTCGAAGCCGTCGTGTTCGACTACGCCGCCCTACTGGATCACGGCGAGGACATCCGCTCGAAGGTTCAAGCCCTAAAGGCGTTCGGCAAGAGGAATCGCGTCTCGATGTTCGTGTTGCATCAGGCGTCGCGAACCTCGGGACGTGACGGCCAGGTCATGACGATGACTTCAGGTGAATACGGCGGCGAGAAGGAGGCGACTCACCTCGTCGGCATCCGCCGCAAGAAGAATGCGCTCCTGTCGGCCATTCGAGAGGCTCGCGAGACGATGGCAAAGCCGACGACATCGTCGGCAACCAGGGATCGGCTGGTCGAAATCGTGCTCCCCGACTTGGAGTACGAGCTTTCAAAGCACGAGACGACCATCACAGTGTCTCTGCTGAAGAACAAGACCCCGCCCTGTGATCTTGTCGACGAGCTGGATCTAGCCATTGATCCAGCGTCGGGAAGAATCATTGGGCCGCTCATTGAGGCACTTCCCCCCGTCAAGCCCGCCGCTTGTGAAGATGTTGAGGACATGAACTTGTCGCCCGCAATGCGGGCGCTGCGCTCCTAAGGGGCACTAATGGATAGAACCGAGCTGCGCGACGCCTTTGCACAGCTATTCCGAGGAAACACCGATGCCTACGGGGCGGGCGGGGATTTGCCCCGATGCGTCCACATGACGCCCTTGGCTCACACATTCGATGGCCACCTCTGGGGGTCGGCCCCAATCGGCATCTACCCGATCAACAGCGACAACAACGTCTATTGGGGCTGCGTCGACATCGACTTTGAAGATCCCGACCTCGCCTTCGACGTCCGGAACTCAATCACGCGAGAACTAGACCAGTGGGCTTTCGTTGAGCGCTCCCGCTCGAAGGGGTATCACGTCTGGGTGTTCTTCTCTCACGCTGTTCCCGCTGGGCACGTCAGGGCAGGGCTCCTCCACGCCTGCGAGGCGTCTGGCTACGCGCCCAGAGAGGTGAACCCCAAGCAGGTGGCCCTGGCGCCAGGGTCTTACGGCAACTTCGTCCGCCTTCCTTACCCAGACATTCGCAAGCCTGATCGGCAGGTGGTGATTACCCCCAGGGGGAGCGAGCTTTCCCTGGAGGATTTCGTCGTCGGCGCAACGGCTTGCGCCGCTGCCCCAAACTCACGCTGGGCAGAGCTGGCGGCAGAAGTGCCGAGCGTGAGGCCCAAGTCTGACACCATCGCCTCCATCCCCGTTGTTGACCCCGCGACACTTCGCGCGCTGGTGGATCGACTCCCCAAGGGGATCCGAATGATCGTCCTGGACGGGCCAAGGCCAGGTCACGACAGGAGCAACTCTCTAGTCAGGCTTGCTCACAGGATGGCCGAATCTGGCCTCGACGTCGCGACAGCAGCGCTTGCCCTGACCATTGCCGACTCCCGATGGGGGAAGTTCTCGACTCGCGCCGACGGCGAGCAACGACTCCTTGAAATCCTCGGCCTCGCATACGGAGAAGAACTCTCGTGAAGCAGATTCGCTATCAGGTTTCCGCAACCTGGCACGGCGGTGGGTACATCTCCAGCCCGATCAAGCCACTGCTGACGCCCGCTGAAGCGTCGCACATGCTCAATGAGCTTGTGAACTCCCCCACTCCGCCGAGCCTGATAACCGTAGAAACCTGGGACGGGGGGCGGGACCTGCTCCGTTATGGCCCAGACGAGCCGATCTACGGTATCGGCTTTGGTGCCCACCAGCGAGGCTTTCAGCAGCTCGAACTGTTTCCAGATGCGAACCCCACATGATGCGTAAAGTGACTACCGAGGGACGCGCACGATGACCACTCGAAATCTTATCGAGATCACGCTTGTTGCCGTCGCTTTCGCCACCATTGGGATTGCTTTCCTCGCCGCAGCGTCAGTAACGATGGAGCTTCTGGATGACAGCCTCGATGACATTCCCCTTTCGCCCGATAGCGAAAGAACGGCCGAGGGCGCCGAAGTACGGAGGGGCGTCCTACACGCCCCCCCGAACCAAGAGGTTCGAGAAGATGGTGAGGGAGGAATGGTCGCTGCGGAGTGGCGTCTTCACGAGCGGTCCCGTGGAGGTAGAAATCTACCTGAGGCACGACAGCTTTGACGTCATTGTCGCCCCCTCGCACTGGGGCGACAAGTCGGCACTTCGCGGCGATGTCGACAACTACGTGAAAGCGATTCTCGACGGCCTCAATGGATTGGCGTTCGAGGATGACCGCCTGGTCAGAAAGCTTCTGGTTACGAAATGAGCTTCAGCAAGGGAACCTTTGCTCAGCGACTGGGCGTCATGGGCGACGAAGCGGAAGCAAAGTTCTGCGAGGTCTGGCAATCCTCATTTGAGCGGTTCGGGTGGAACCGCCCGAAACTCAGGATCTCGACGTGGCCGCCGATGCTTCGTCATGTTCCCGACTTCGCAACGAGCGGCGAGCTAATCGAAACGTGCGGTTTCGGGCGTGATGGCATCATCAAGATGAAGCTGTCAAAGCTGGATGCGCTCCTGTCATGGAACGCGCTGCTTCCCGTGAGGATCTTCCTCTGGGATTCGCACACCCAGCGGTGGGCGGCCGCCCCTGTCGGGGTCATCCTGGAGGCGAGCCTGCGATCCGAAATCCAGTCCTTCGACGACGGCGGTGATTATTACGCCATCTCCGCCAGGGAACTTGATGTGGACTGGACGTCGGTCTAGCCATGGCTAGACCGAACCCCTCCCCCGTTGGCGAGATCCACCCCTGGGGCTCCCGCAACGAAGGTTGGGGTGATCGCGACCGCAACGGCCCCGAGACGGACGTGCAGGCACTCATGGAGGCCGCTCCTGGCCACGAGCCTGAACCCAGCAAGCGCCAGTCGCTTGCCCGCAGAGACGACGTCCTAGACGCCTTGGACGTTCTCGACGAACGCGAACGCTTTGTGGTCGAAAGTCTCGTGTTCGAGAAGATCAGCCAGCAGACGTTGGCAAGGCGCATGAACCTGAGTCGACGGACCGTTCGCGACATCGCCGACAAGGCGATGGCGAAACTCCGACGTGAGCTTTCACCGAAAGGATATGGATGAACGCGTATCCCAGCTCGTTTCAGCACTACGTTCAAGAGGCGCTTGAGTCGTTTCGCCCCCACGCGACAGGCAACTGCCCCGACCTTTCTCACTTCGAGCAAGCGGTTGGAGAGATGAACATGGCACGTTCGGGGTTCTGCGCCCTTGGCGGCGCCGCCCTAAGGGCGGCGACGATGACCCCGCCCTTCCCATGGCGCCGTCAATGGTCGGGCGACCCGAGCGCAAGCGACGTCGCTCAGGTCGTCTCCGACGTTGCCTGGCTCCTGGAGCACAAGCGGCGCACGTACGGACCCAAGAACCTGGAGCGCCACGGGTTGAACGGCATTTGCGTGAGGCTGGCCGACAAGCTTGCTCGTTACGACAACTTGACGGGCGCATCATGGGATGAATCCGTTTATCGTGATGAGTCCCTTCTCGACACGCTTCACGACACGATTGGCTACTGCGTCGCTGCCGTGTTGATGATCGACGGGAACTGGGGAGCGCAACTTGCCGAAGAAGACTGATCGCCCTGGCGTTGAAGAGCACCCCGACGGCTCGTTCTCCGTGCTGGTCCTTGGTGGCCCTTATCACTTGACGTGGGCCGATGGGAGCAAGGTCAAGGGGTTGAAGAACATGTTCAGGGTTTACGCTGATGACCCGAAGGACTACGGAAACCCCTTCGCCATCCCCGACAGAATCATCCTGCAAAGCGGCGGGGTGGACCACGTCTACGAGCTTGTGCTCGCAACCCCGAAGGGCGCTCGGTTGGCGAGAATGGCGTACGTACACAACCTGGGGGCGGAGGTTGCGTGATTCAGATGCTCGTTGCCGCAACCTTTGGGTTGCAGCAGGAAGAGTTGGTTCAAGGGGTCGCCGATGGCGTTGCTGCCCGAACGGGTCGCCGACTCCGCCACACTCTTGGCACTGGGGCAAACGGCATTCCAGTCGGAACGCTATTACTGGAGGTTGAGAGTGAGCGCTGAAGAGGACGACTTCCTGAAAGAGCTGCTCGGTGAGAGCTTTGGAATGGACATCAAGGACCACTTCGATCGCATGGACGCGTCGATGGAAGCCGCAGCGGTCGAGCTGGGAATCCCCCTTCGTGACATCTACCAGACGATGCACGATCTCATGATGATCCTCCAAACGCTCGACGCTGAGCAGGTGGAGGAATACCACTACGGCGTTGGCTTCATCGCTGCGGCGACTGGGGTGATGGGGCAGAGGGTGCGCGACGGGATGGTCGACAAGTACTTCCCGAACGAGAAGTCCGTCGACTTTGCTCGCATCGACGGGCAGATGGCGTATTCGATGTCGGTCGCCTACCTGAACCTATTTCTCGCTCATCGGGTTCGCCAGAGGGCGCTCAAGGAAGCCTTCAAGGTGCATGGCATGGAGGAAGAGTGAGCGAACGAGCCTTCTTCGGAGGGGGCAAAGACGGCGCCCATGATCTGACGATCGCAGACGTTCGCAGGCACTCCACGATCGAACCGGGAGGCAACGGCTGGGAATGGTGGTCATGCGGGTGCCACGTCAAGCACCAACGCCGAAACTGGTGTCCGTACCATCAGGGTTTCTTCGATGGCGTGGAGGCGGCGCAGCACGAATGTTGCGGGCTCTCCTGGGCCTGACTCCCCCGCAACGAAAGACCCCCCAGCATTGCTGGGGGGTCTTTGTCGTTTTGCTAACAGTCCCAGGCCCTGAGGGACTTGTTGATTCTTGAGTTCGGGTCCCTCGCCGTTTTCGCCGAGGTGTTCTTCCGCTTCATGCCCTCCATGCGGGCGCAGAAAGATTCCCTCCGTGCCGCAGATGCCTTGGAGCGGGCCGCCTCGGCCTTCTTCACGGGGGGCTTCAGGTTCGAGCCTGGGTTCTCCCGCTCGTAGGAGCGGCGACCCTTTTCGTTCAGGCCGCCCTTGGGGTTCTTGCCCTCTTTGCGCTGCCAGGCGCCCGACTTCGCCATCGTAGACCTACGTTAGCCATGGCTAACGTCAGTACGACGCCTTCTTGGGCTTCTTCGGCATTGCCTTGAGCGGCATGTCCTTCGGCATCTTCTTCAGGGGAGTCTTGGGGTTCTCGGGCTTCGGCATCTTCTTCAGGGGGGTCTTGGGGTTCTTGGGCTTCAGCATTTCGGCTTCAACCGATCCCGCCGAAGGTCCTGCACCTTGGCCCCGCCGTTGCGGAACTGCTGGTCCTGGGCGGTGGCCGTTTCGCCGTTGCCCTCGTCCGCTTTCAGCGGACCAGGGCCGTTCTTCAGCTTGTACAGGTCACTCATCGGCTTCTGCTCCGTTCGCTGGGGTGACGAAGTGTCGGGTGACGATCCCGACGACAAGAGGCACTGCGGTGGCCCAGGAGAGGTCCCCGTCGGTCATGAGGCTGCCGATGCCCGTGAAGATTGCTCCAAACACGGCGGCGAGGACAGCGGGTTCTCGCTTCACTCGATCAAGGATGAACGACATGGCGCCAGTCACTCCGCTTCACCAGGAAAGCCGTTGTTCTCAGGCATCTCGGACGGGCCGCCAAGGCGAGGCCCGAACAGCACACGCTGCTGGGCGACTGGGACGAGCTGCACTTCGCCGACCGTCGGGTAGGCCGACTTCAGGGCGGCCAGGTGCTGCTCGTTCCGCACCCAAGTGCGGCCAAACGCTGGCACGGCGGCGTAGACGGCAAGGCGTGCGGGGTCCCGCACGAGCTGAACGGACAAATCGTCCTCCTGGGGTGCGGGCTCGAAGCGCCCTGCGTGAATGTCGGAGTGGAATCTTTCGCCTGGGCAGGCTGTTGCCCACAGGTCGCGATGTCCGTAACGCCGAACGGCGTTGGGGACCTGCTCCACGATGAAACCCGTAAGCCAGCGGAGGGACTCCAACTGGGCGGGGGTCACATCGTCGGTCATCTTGGCGCACAAAATCAGCACGCTTGGCGCTCGGCGGTTGGTCGCCAGGTCGCCGTTCGACGCTGGTCTGAACGTCAACCCGCGGATCTCCCAGATCGAACCCGAGGGTCCGACCGCAAAGGAGTAGCCGAGTGAGTACCCTCGGCTCGGCGAGTTCACGTACACGGACTGCATCGTCCTCAGGACGGAGTCCTCGCCCATCGAGAGGTTGACGTCGCCCCCAGCCCAATGCCATACAATTCCGTCAACGAACCCAGGCTCGAAGGCTGGACCGTTGATGGGCGGATTGAATCCGATTTGGGACCGTGGGGTAATGCTCGGCATCGCTTATACACCCGTTGTGGGCGTCAGTGGAGTTTCGGGTCGGTCGTGTGGGCAAGCATTGCCGCGGTCAGGGCGCGGACGTCGTCCCGCAGCGCTTCCACGTCGCCGTGGACGTCCTCAAGCGCGTGCATGATCCGCACTGCGTATTCTCCGTTCGTCGATCCGTTGCCCGTTCGCACTTCCTGCTCCACCACTTTCACGTCGTGTTCGATAGAGCCAAGACGGTTCCTGGCCTTACCCCACATGACGATTAGGGCGGTAAGTAGTGCTGTTGCCGCCGTGAGGATTGCTGCGACGTCAACGGAAACACTCACGGACGAGAACATCGCTAGCCCCCGCTCGGGATGTAGCCGAGCTTCCTCTGCTCGTCGATGATGTCCCTCAGGATCCTCTGGCGCCTGAGAAGCTCTCCCCGCTGGGTCGCCTCGGTGTTGGTGCGGACACCGAAGCCGAGGAAGGAGGCCACAGACGAGCCCATTCGATCATCGAGCTTCGACATTGTCGGGAGCGGATCCGCGGGCAGGAGGGCGTTCGCCGCTGGGGCGAGACGCCCGACCCTTGCGAGTGCTGGGTTCAACGTCTCAATCCAACTTGTAACATCGTCCCGCATCATTGTCTGGCCCGTTCGGGACGTTTCGGCGAGATTGAGGCCCTTGAGCAGATCCGCAATGAGCGGAGCGCTCGCCCACGTCGGGGCCTGCTGGAGCCCTTGATACGGGACGTCGGTGAATAGGTTCTTGCCGCTGATCGACTCCGCTGCGATCTTGATAAGCGGGTTGGCGTCGGCCAACCCGCGCACGGGATTGGACAGACGCGCCAGATCGTTGTTCAGCGCCACGAACGGCAGTTCGGGCATCGCGTACGTCTGCCCCTTGCCAAAGAATGGGATGCTCCCCACGCGTACGGCCATGTTCTCGGCGTAGTAGCCAGGCACGACTTGCTCTTCTTCCGCCCCGAAGAACATCTGCGTGTTGCGAAGAACGGCATTGAACTGCTGCATCTTGCGGGGGTTCACGAAGAACTGGGCGATTTGCAGGGGAACGTTTCGCGACTGGAATACCCAGAACGGGATGACGCGCTTTGCCTGGCGGTCGAACTCAGAAATGTCTCGGTAGTTGAAGTGAATCTTCCCGATTAGTTCCGACGCCGACTCCATCGTCGCGCCCTTGCGAGTGATCGCGTCCCATGCGAGCGCACCTCGCATGGTCGTTTCCACATACTCGTTCGCCTTCTGAATGGCCTGGAGGTACTTGTTGTCCGTCCTCCACGGTTGAGGGATCCGTCGCCGTTTCGGCATGAGGATGCGCCCGCCCTCGTGGATGCCCTGCCCCCAGCCAGAGGCTGCGACCGCATTGATGGCTTCGTCGAACTGCGTCGCCTTCACCTCGCCAAAGGCTCTCGTGAGTTCGTCCATGTAGGTGAACGGGTTGTCCGCGTACACCTTGAACATGGGCATGAACTCGCGATACGCCTTGGCGCCGACTCCGCCGATGGCGTAGTTGTTCCAGATGGCGCTGTAAGCGTTTCGGATGACGAACCCTGGGGTGCCGACGGCCCACGCCTTGAAGTACTGGTTTACGGCGTCGTAGGCAGCAGCGAGCCCCCTGAACATCGAGTTCTGCTTCCTCGGGTCGCGAATGTCGACCATCTGCTTGAGGGCGTCCTTCACCCATTCCTCGCCCTGGAAGCGGTTGCCGATGTCGACAAAGCCTTTTTCCATCGAGTCTACGAGTTCTTTTCGCACGGTTGGCGACATCATTGCCTCCGCCGCCGCCCGCAGGTTTAGGGCCTGCCTCGCGTTTGCCTGCGCCGCCGCCCATCCAGTGTCAAACTGCTGCTCAAACTCGGCCGCCCAACGCACTCGGGGATCGGACGTCTCCGCAGCAAGTTTGTGGAGCATTGGTTGGCGTGCGGCAAGCTCGGCAGCCGCCTCCCAGCCCCCCTGCGGAAGACGCTTAGACAAGACCGCATAGGCCGCATTGAGAGCGTCAAGACGTAGCGCCACGTCAGGGTTTGCGGCAAGCCAGAGTTCGCCCGCCTGCTGGTCCTTCAGGGCAATGCGAAGCGCTACGTCCTCGGGCATGTTGCTTCCCTTGGCCCTGTTGCGTGCCTCGGTTGCCGCGAAGCGGGTGGCCTGAACCTGCCTTGCTGCCTCTGCAAGCTCGGCTTCGGCGGTCGCAAGTAGCTTTCGCGTCTCGGCGGCCGAATCGTTGGAGAGAGATAGCTTCGCGAATGCCAGATCTTTCTCGACACGAGTCAGTGCGGCCTTGGCTGCGGCCTCCGTCGCTGGGTCCGTGTCCGACGCAAGGACGCGTCGGACGAGGTCGCCCTCGGAGGCGCCGCCACGGAGCTGGCTGTATTGATCGAATATGTCTTCCCATTCGTCGACCGAAAACCTGGCGAAGTCAGCGGCCTCGGCGTCGAAGGCCAGCTCTGACGCCATTTCCAGAAGGTCTTCAGTCCCATTCCGCTTCTTCGCTGCTGCTCGGAGGGTTTTTGCCTCCGCCCTGGTGCTCTTCTCCAGTGCTACAAGGCGTAGCGCCTCCTCCGCCCACTCGTCGATGCTCATATTTCTGCCCGTGGCGTCGTTTACCGCATCGACAATGGCATCAAGGCCCATTTTCCCGTTGAACCAATTCAGGCGAAGGTCACGCTGCCGTTTGGTGCTGAGGTTGAAAAACCAGTCCCATTCGCCGCCCTTTTGGGACTTCTTCGCTGGCGGAGAGGCCGGGAAGCGAAGGCTATCCTTCTTCGTGAACGGCTCAGCTCCGTGATTCATTAGCTGACCGTTGACGTCGCTAAGGAGTGAATCCAGCTCGCCGAGCTTCCCCTTCACTACGTCAATGGCGTCAGCGCGAGAAAGAGGTAGTGCAATCCGTTCCGCCTCCGCCGCCCTATCCACGGCGTCGAGGAACACTTCCTCGTCGTCGATCATCGCCTTGGCGTAATCAGCGCGACTGCGCTGAGCTGCTTCACCGCGCCTCTGGAGGGACTCAAGCGTCTTTTGCGCTCTTTCCGCCTCTTTCTCAAGACCCGCCACGGACTCTTCGACTTTCTCGGCCCTCAGAGCGTCTTCCCCCAGTCGCTCGACTCGCTCCCTGGCGTAACGTTCGGCCCAAATCGCCGAATTGAGGGGCTTGCTCAGTTCGGCGTCATTGCTGGCAACACGATTGGCAACGTCTTCGACACCCCTGTCGACTTCGCTTTGGGTTTCTCCGATGGCTTGCCAGACTCGCGACGCAACTGCCGTATTTTCTTTTCGGCCAAGCGACGCAAGGCCGGGAACGCGCCCTTCGCCCTTCCCGACCCCCTTGATGATCTCATCGGCCTGTTTGGTCTTCTGCTTTGCCTCAGCCTTTGCTGCGGATGCCTCGGCCGTCTTTGGAGGGACGGGGACGTCTCTTTCGGCCTTGCCGATTGGCTTTGCCACTCCAAACGTTTCAAGTTTCCTGTTGAAACGCGCTCTGCCGACTTCGGTCCCAAGCTGCTCGGCGTAGGCGGGGAGAACCTTCCGAGGGTCCGTCTCAAACAAGGGGATGCCGTGCTGTTTGACGAACTCGGCATTGATCTCGTCAATCGTTCCCTTCATTTCTCGAAGGCGAACGATTCCCGTCTGTGCCGTGGGGTCGACAACGATAGCCCGAATGGCAGCGTCGAAGCCCGCGTCAGTCTGCGCCTTGCTGCGTGCTTCGGCCGTAATCATGTGGGGGAAGTAGTTCTGAATGTTCCCCATGTCGACGCCTTCGGCGTCGGCAATCTTCTTTGCCGACGAGAACAGGGCGCGCACCAGTTGGGCCGCCCTGCCCCCCTGTTGCCCCGTCTCGATGATGTTTGCAATGTTCTGATCGCCTTCGGCGTTCAGCGCCTTGTTGATCGGCTTCATTGCGTTCACAAGCTGGTCGGTTACGATGTTCCCCGACCGTCGCGACGTAGTGGCTGAAAGAAGCTGAGCGCCTTTCACGGCCTCGGTAGGGCTTCCCGAAAGGATCTTCTCCACCCCAGGCCGCATGTCCAGCGGGGCGTTTCGGCGGGAAAGCTCAAGGGCGACGTTTCGGGCGCGCGTCCCGCGAGCAACCGCATCGAGACCCGTAACAAGAGCCTCGCTTGCCTTCTGCGTCCCTGGGATGGCCTTCCCCATGAATGTAAGGCGCAGCTCTGGTCCACCGACGGCGTCGAAGACGTCGTCGGAGATGCCGAGCTTCTTCAGGTTGGCTTGAGTCAGGGCCGCCCTGCCCCGCCTCGCGTAGTCGGCGACAAGCGGGGCAACTTCGTCGGTCAAGCCGAGTTCGCTGGCGCGAGCGAGGATCTCGACGCCCCCGCCCCTCTTGGTCGTGTTCGCAAGATTGGAGGGGGCAGCGATCCGTCGCGCGGTCGCCTCCATCCCGCTCTGAACCGCTGCGGCGGCATCGGTCGCCCCAAGCGCCTTTAGCTGCTCGGCAGCGGACTCGGCAGCGCTCGCCAGCCGTCCGCTCTTCGCTGGCAAGCGGGCGGTGGAAGCAGCCGATCGGACGACGCCCGCCCCGCCCACGTACGTCAAGGGATCGAGGGCGATGTCCCCCACCAGGCCAGCTAAGACCTTCTCCCAGTGCGGGCTGTCGGGGGTTCGGTCTTCAACGTACTGGCCAAAGCCCTTGTTCTTCTTTGTGTTCTCGACAATGTCGCCGATGTCAAAAGTGCCGTCCCCACCGCGCGGAATCCACGGCGCGATACCCAGGCGGTGCGCCCCCTCTGGGAGCACACTGTCAAGGGCGTCGAGACCCTCCATCACCACGGCGGTCGTTAGGGCGCGAGGCTTGTCGATTACCGACAGGACTCTCTGCACTGGTTCGGCCCCCAGCACGGCGGAGAGGGCGGGGAGCCCGTCCTTGAGGTAGCCAAAGATGCCCTCGTCGGCCTTGGCGTTCCCCTCAACGGCTTGAAGGGCTCTGCCCTCCAGGTCGGCCTTGACGCCGTCAGGTCCCCTGAAGTCCGAAACGGCGTTCGCCGCCGTCTTCCTGGTCTTCTGGAGTTCTTTCGCTACGCCTGGGGCAAGCGCCAGCGCGCCGCTTCTCCCTGTTCGCGAGCGAATCGCTTCCAGGTTCCTGGCGATTCTGACGGCGGGATCGGTTGTCAACCGATCCCGCCGATCATCGCCAGACGCCTGATCGCCTCCTGAAGCCTGGGGTTCGTGTCCCTTTCGGCAATGAGCTTCTCCAGGTACGGGATCATCCCCGCCGCCGTCGTGCTCGGCCGAGCGTATCCGCTGGACTGCAAAGACTGGACCGCCCTCAGTGCCATTTCCTGCGGGTCACCAGGCACTCGAACCGTTGGCGCCATGATGTCGCCCTGAAGCCCCCCCAGGGGGTCCCCAGCGGCGCGATCCCGTTCGTCCTTCCGCTGGCCCTCGTACCACTTTCTTTCGTTGTCGAGTTCAGACGAGGCGAAGTCGCGTCGCTGCTGCTCCATCGCCTGAGCCTCTTCGACGTATCGTCGTACGACGTCCTTGTACATCTTCGCGTCGTCTTCGCCAAACTGCGGAGGCTCTCCGTCGAGGCCAAGGGACATTCTGTCAATCGCCTCGTTCAGCTCCGCCAGCGTGGAGCCCGAGTCGATGGCCTCGAAGAACCTGGTGGCGTTGATGTCTTTGCCGTACCCCTTGGCGAGTGACGCCCTCGGGATAAACGCTTTCTCCTGGTATGGCTCGATTTCCGCAATCGAGTATCTAGCGTCGGAGATGGGGTCAAAGCCGAGGGCCTTGTTGACCTTCGCTCGATAGTCGAGCGACCAGTTCTCGCCTTGATACGGGTTCTTGGCCATTACAGTCGTGCTCTCATTTCGGCGATTCGCTGATTGAGGGCGGCCTCCGCCGCCGCCCGCCTCTGGGCGAGCCCACTCGTTGCGTTGGCACGAGCCAGTTCGAGGGCCGACTGGGCTGCCGCGCCCTGCTGCTCGCTGGCCGTCGAGTAGCCGCTCAGCCTGGTCTTCATGGCCGCATCCATCTGCGCCCGCATGGCGGCCTCGCGAGCGGCGAGGTCCGCCGCCTGCTGACCTCTAAGGGCCGCCACGGCGTTCAGTGGCGCAGCGTTGCCTCCTTGTGCGGCAAGGTCCGCCAGGATGCCCTGGAGGGCCGCCTGGGCCTGCGGGGAGTACGTAGCCGCCGACCGCTCAATCGCTAGGTCACGGTCGGCGGCGATCCTCTGCTGGTCCGCCGTAGCAGCGGCAATTCGGGCAAGCATTGCCTGCTGGGCTTCCCTCAACCTCTGGCTTCCTTCGCCGTATGCCGCTTGAATGCGGCCTTCAGCGTCCTGGTACGGCCGAAGCATGTCGGGTCGACTGCCTTCAAGGTAGTCGATCATTGCCCGATAGGACGCACCGCCGTTACCGCCAGCGACAGGGGCCTGGTCCTCGGCCATGCCGAGAAACGGGTTCTCGATCTCCTGAGCGAGAGAGTCATAGGCCGACCGTCTGGCGGCGTCGGCTTCCTGCATGTACTTTTCTGCTGCCGCGGTGGACCCCCCGAAGCCGCCATCGAAGCCAGTCCCGTCCAGTGGGTGCACGTCGCGAGGGATAGGGGCGGGCGACTTGGAGTAGTCAAGGACCGCACCGCCGTACATTGACTTGCGCTCTGCCGCCCGATCGCCAGGGAGTCTGACGGGGGCGTACCTCGGCGGCATCTTGTTTTTCCCTTGAGGCATCGCTACGCCCCGAACTGCTTCAGGTCGGCAAGCTGCGAAGCCAGGGCGCGAATGCGGGCCTGCTTCTCGGCTTCAAGATCCAACATGTTCGAGTTCCACCTTTGGTCGATTTCGGCGTTTCGCATGTCGAACATGCGCTCGGCCTCCTGCTGAGACGAGAGCGCGTCGTTGGTGCCGTCGAGCCGATCTTGCGCGTAGCGGCCGAGTGCATTCTGGAAGATGCCAGAGTTCATCACCCCTCGCGCTGCAAAGGCGTTGGGGAGCCTGTCCCGCTGGCGGTCAAAGCCCCGAAGCAAGTTTTCGTATCCGCGATTGAATCGCCGCTGGGAAACGAAACGTCCGTATTCGTTCGCCGCCCGTTGGGCGTCGCGTTCAAAGTCGTAACGGTTCTTCCGAAGCGTATACGGGGACTCGTCAAATGTACTCATCTAAACGTTACATTCCGTTACGGGCGTCATTCCGTCTCGTACACGAGGTTGAAGTCGATAGTGTCGCCATTTGCCCAAACCCAGGGGACGTTGCTTCCGTAGTACTGGGAGAAGTCAACGGTGTTCGTAATTGGGTACATGAGCGAAAAGGTTTGGACCCCAGTCGACTTGTATGCCCAGGCCATATTTGAATCGCCAGTGCTGGAGTCGTAACAGGATGCGAACCCGATTCGTGGGAACGAAAAGGGCTCGGCAACTGGCGTCGGCAAGTGGAAGGAATAGGACCCCGTTCCAGCGGTTGCCCCCGCCCCAAAAACGACTTGCCCGTAAAGGTGGACCGTCTTTCCGTGGACCGCGTAGCGGGCCTTCGCGTAGCCTCCAGTCCCCAGGGTGGGGTTTACGGTTGTAGCCGTGATCGGGACCGTGAAGTCCTTGTACTTCGCCTTGGCGAAGTACGCCTCAAGTGAGGTGAATATGTTGGACAGCCCGAAAGGCAGCCCCTCGGGGCGGGGATTGCGCCACGTCAAGTCGCGCACACCACGAGGTAAGTGAGATTGACGGTAATTGGGCGCGTTCCTAGGTTTGCCGCAATGGTGTCGTTCACGAGGGACCCGATGAATGTGAACTGGTTCCCAGAGAATGACGTGACGGCGGTCATCACGCCGTGCGATGATGGCTGGAGCATTACGTTGTAAATGGTTCCAGCGCCTGGCACGGTCACGGTCACGGGGGAGGTCGTCCCGAACCCTGGGTTGAACACGCAAGAGGTGACCCCAGAACGGGTGATCGGCCTGTTGGCCAGAAGGGCGTTTATCTCTGCTTCGGTGTAGTACCGCCCGTCGTGGTCACCCGAGGCGACATGGGTGGTCAAGGCCGTTGCCGCCGTCGCCGCAGTGGCGGCGTCACGATCGTCCACATACTGCTTGCGGGTGGCGTGGTTCGGGGTTGTGGGGCTGATTGCGGGGAGCGCGGGGATGCCAGTGAAGGCGACCGCCCCATCGGAGTGCATGGTGCTGTTGTTCAGGAACGCAACCAGTGACGCGAAGTTCGCCTGAATTGGGTTGGCGTCCAGAGGCTGGCCGTTAGATATCGAGTTCGGGACTGAAGCATTAGCCATGGCTATTTCACCGTCTTGGGGGTGTACGGGATGACGATTGAATTGATGGCCCAGTCAGCCGCTACCGACGAGGGGGCAGCGAATCGGAGCTGGACGGACTTACAGGTGCCGATCGACAGCAGGGACTCGACCTCGTAGACCGCCTGGGCAAGACCCCACGTCCCAGAACCCCACGTCCCAGAACCCCAGGTCCCCGAACCCGAGGCGGAATCGACGAGAGTGAAGTTCAGCAACCGATTCGCGTCGTAGTTGACGCCATCGAAGTTCTTGTACGCCTGAACCGTCATCGGCACCGAGTTGTTCGAGTTGCCGACAATCCAGGGGCGGCCGAACTTTTTGTTCGCTGGCGCCATTTCGCCGTCGATCCACGCCGTGCGGTACACGGCGGGGATCGGCACGGGGCCAGCCCCAAAGTCATCGGAAGCTTGAGTTTCCACGTTGCAGCGATAAACCCTGAGCCGAGACCTGAGGGTGACGAGGCTCTGTGTCGTCCCGTCGGCGAGGCGACGATGCAGAAAGGACGTCATCTCAAGGGAGTGACGGGTCCAGGACCCGTTGCGGGATGCGGTCTCGTCGTAGACGAAGGTTGTGCGGGTTGGCGCCGTTCCGAATGGGACGCCGACGTAGAGTCGCCCTTCGGCGTAACCAAGGGCGACATGGCCATTAGAGGGGTTGGAGCGGCCGTCCCGTATGCACGGGCGGAGGCGGTCGAACAGGTAGGCGATACCTTCGCCGTTGTAGGCGTACACACCGTCGGGCCAGGCCCACCAGAACACTTGCGTTTCAGACATGGCGATAGCCCGATGGTCGGGACAGCCAGTGGTGGCGGAGAGAAGCACGACTCGAAAGTCGTCCTCTGACGATCCGTAGACTGCATACAGGGAGCGTCGCTTGAATACGAGCAGGTGCCCCCTGAACGGTACGAGCGCCGTGATCTCGTCGCCGTCGACACCGATGTCGACGTCGATGAAGTCGCTCTGCCGAAAGTCTTCGCCCCTGTTGGGGTGAGACCAGCGGATCCGATTGCGGTAGGTGGTGGCAGACTCGGTGGTATGGGCGACCCAGACCCTGCCAAGATGGGAAGTTACGTGCTTCGCGATTGGCATGTTGCCGCCCGTGGGGGCGGCGATGCTGTTCGCCCAGGCCGTTCCAAGGGTCGTGAGCGTCGAGCCGTCCCACCTTCTCGCCTGGCTGACTCCGTCTTGAATGTAGAAGAGGTCATTGAAGTTTCGGCACGAGACAACGGCATTGGCGTTCACGGTGGCGCCCATTGCCAGGAAGTCTCCACCCGTGCCGTAGCGCATCCCCTCGCCGTTTCGAGAGATGATTTGCTGCACGCCTGTCGAGTTCGTAAACGCAAAGAGCTGGGTGGGGGCGACGGGGGCGGGTCCGTTCGGGTTGTTGGCGTCCAACACGAAGGGGGCTTCCCAGATGAATTCTGGGCCGAGGGAGCTTGGAAGGGGGGCCACCCCCCTCCGCACCTTCAGCCCCCCGCGAGGGTCGATGTCCACATCGACCATTTCGGGCGACTCGTTCGGGGCGAGCTGGAACTGGTCAGCTCTGAGGTTCAACCCGCCCGTGAAGTCCTCCAGGCGCGCGAACTTGCGGGTTCGCTGCGCCATTAGAAGCCTTGACCTCTATGGATGCTGCGGTACCACGACTTGAACGTCCTGGGGGTCGTGAAGCCCCGCGCCATCTGGACTCGACCACGATGTTGAACGAGCGTTTCCCGTTCTGCCATGACGGCCGAACGCTCGAACTGACCCATCCAGTAGGCCGCCATCTGCGTGTCTTCCTGCTTGCCGTAGGCTTGGGCGAGGCAGTAGTAGCAGATGGCCGTATGGAACCGCTCGGGCATGTCGGGGGCCGCACCGGCCCCCTGGTCCACGAAGTTGGTCGGGTTGCGAAACCCGACCAACGTCAGGGTGTAGACGCCAGAGGGGCGCGGGAAGAGGTGCAGGGTCTCGCCCCTCACCGCCCAGTACTCGGTCGGGGCGGTAACGTCGTTCACCCCGCTGTAATAGCCGAGCCCGTCTTCGAGGGTGACGCGCCAGAGTTCGCGGCCGTCCAGCCCCGCCGTGACGTAGATGGATTCCACGATGTCGACATTCAGCCCCGCGAGGGCGTAGTCGCGCTGCCCAACCGTCGTCGTGATCGTCCAAGTGGTGGCGTAGAAGGGCCAGCGGTCGGTTCGACCCGTCAGCATGTAAAGGGCGTCTTGCGCCCACAGGTCGATCAGAGCGTTAGGGACGTCACTTTGTGACGCCTCCATGGCGCTGCGAACGAAATCCCGAATCGAGCCAAGGGTCTGGACCGCCATTAGAGTTGCGCCGCCTCGAAGCAGTCAGGGCACAGGGGTTTGCGGACCTGCTTCTCGCGAGTGCAGCCTGGACACTGGCGAGCGTCGACTTCCGCGTCGGGTCCATCGCCACCGAAGTTGAACGCTGGGATGCAGTTGGCGGGCACCACGTCGCCGCCTGAGGTTGCCGCTGGGATCACGCCACGGGCGTGCCCCCAGAAGTCTGCTCGAATGATCGCCGTCAAGTGACCTCGTCTCTAGCCATGGCTAAGGGCCGCAGTGGAGAGGCCCGACTCTTGAGGCGACGGGGGGCGGTTGCCCGCCCCCCGTCTGTTTTGCTTAGGCGATCCAGTTCCGAACGTTCGCGTGGTACTTGCGCCCGCTCGTAACGAAGTTGCCGTACGAGGTGACCAGCGCATACTTGGCGTCGGCGTTCTCGGGCTGGATCCACGGCCCCATGGTCATCCACCGATCCGAGTGGCGAACGAGCCACAGGTACTTGGTGTTGAGCATGTACCAGTACTTTGCGGGACAGGTCGGGTCCCAGATCACCGTGGAGCCACGGAACATGAGGGAGCGGAAGCCGCCTTCGGCGAGCTTCGCGTCCTCGAACCGAGCGTTCGGGGTGAGAAGGGACTCGTACTTCTCCCAGAGAGCGGCGGTGGTCACCTGCACGTCGGGGACGTCCGAGCCTCGCGACGCCTGATTGTAGATGGAAGACATTCCCGTCAGACTGAGGGTGACATCGGGGGCGCCAGTCTGCATGATCGACCGCCAGTATTCGTTACCAGCGGTGGTGCAGTTGATGCCGCCGACCGTGTTCGGGCCGACCGAGTGGTTGCCCACGAGGGCGGGGAGGCCAAGCCAGTTCTTGCCCGAGTTGCCCGTGCCGTCCGAGGTGAACAACTGAGAGGTGAGCTGTTCAGCGAAGGTCTCCTTCGCCTGCATCACCTTTGCGTCCACAAGGTCGATGATCGCCTGCGGTCCGTTGTTCTTGGCCATCTCCATGCCCGAAATAGCGATCGAGAGGCCCGCCTGCCGCCACGGGTACTCAGCCGACGAGATTCCCGACACGCTTCCAAGGGTGAAAGTGTCGTAGTCTGCGTAGGTCTGGAATCGCGCCGACGCATCGCCGTGCATCACGGGAATGACGATCTTGTGACCGCCGTCGTAGCTCTTGATGTTGCCGCCACGCTGCATCAAGTCGAAGAGGGGACGCGCCTTGAAGACGTTGTCCGTAAGGTCGGTCAGCCGCTTCTCGATGGTGGTGGTAATGAGCTGGTCGTAGCTGGGGTTAGACATGGGTCACCTCAAAAGGGGAGTTTGATACCAAGTTCTCGCGCCGTCGCCATAAGAACGTCGCGAGTTGAGTTGCCGACAGGCTCGGCCGAGGCGTTCGCCCCACGGCCGCCGTTTACGACGGCGGCCTGCCTCTTCTTGTCGACGATTCCCGCTTCTGTTTCGGCTCGCTTGCGCTCAGCGTCGGCTCGGGCCGCCGCCTCTGCTTTTGCCTCCCAGGTCATCGACTTGTAGGCAAGTTCAAGGTTGTCGAGGCGATTGGCGACAGCGAATCGCACGACGGCGTCTCTGTCGAAATCGTCAAAGCGGGAGGCAAGGCTGTCGAGTTCGCGTTCGAGTTTCGCTTGGGCTTGCTGCCGCTCGAAAGCGGCGATCTTCTGCTCAAGGGTTTGGATTCTCGGGTCGTCGTCGTAGACGTCGTTGACCTGAGGATTGCCAAGCGAAACGCCGAGATGTTCGGCCAGGGCGGTCAGGGTGCCCTGCGGGTCCGAAGCGAATGCGGACCGCATTGCGGCGGCCCATTCGGCATCCTTGCGAGCCTGCGAAAGCTCTTGCGTCTTGCGGGTGTAGTCCGCTTGGCGCATATAGCCGTTGCGAAGCTCTGCCAACGGGACCCTTTCTTCCGCTCCCCCGACCTTCACCGTGACCTTGTGGTTGGCGAAGTTGTCGAAGTCGTCGAACGACGGGTCGTCGGCGGTGCCTTCAGCGACAGAAGAACTGGAGCTGTCCGTTGAAACGGGCTCGTTGGCTTCCATCGTGTCGGCGGTATCGAAGTCCATGACTTCCTTTCGAGGCTCCCGAAGGTTGGCCTATTTAGACGCCCGTTTCGGGCGCCTGGGCATCTTCCACAGCAGTGATAGAAACTGCCGAATCCTCGCCATGAGGCTCATGGCCGTCAAGCTCTTCAAGCGGAGCGGAGACGACATCTGGTTCTTCGGCGCCGAATGGAGTGCTTTTGGTTTCGCCGACCACAACCGTCCCGTCGGCAAGGATCTCCCCCGTCGGGATCCGATGGTCGTCCCACTCGAACGTATGGGGGTCGGCGTCAAGCTCAATGGGTTCACCGAGGGTGACCCCATTGACCGACAACCCAGTGTGATTAGTCAAGCTTCGCAAGGTTCCCATGTCAGACTCCGTAGTAGGCGGCGATGGCGGACAGTTCGGCGGCGGACAGCGCACGTCGGAACACCATGGCGGCGAGGAGTTCCATGTCGGCGTAGCCCGTGCCGCTCCCAGCTCGGCGACCGATTCGCATTGCGAGATTGTTTGCAATGCTTGTCGTGGTGCTATCGGTCGTCGGCGCCGCCGCAGAACCGACGCGCGTGTATGCGATCAACTGATCGGTTTGCGTATTCCTGATCGCCACAGACATTACAGCGGTTCCTGCGGCTCCTGCCGTGACTCCATCGACGTATGGACGGTCCGTGCCGTCACCAATCATTGAGCTCGCGTTCGGCAGCCCAGGGTTCCCATAAAGCATCCATCCAACGGTGCTCGCCGAGGTGTCTTGCTTCTTTGAGACATACGTGTGCTGAGTAATAATTGTCGACCAGTTGCGATAGATCGCGACGACGGTGAACGATTCGGTCGGCCCGAAGTCGAGCAGGTCGTTGTCGGCCACTTCGAAGTAGTCGTCGGTGCCGAGCAGCCACACGTTCCGCACGACAGCCACGCTCTTGCGGCCGCTCGTGGAGCGGTTGATAGTGAGGGTCCTCTGCCGCCCAGCGTCAATCCAGAACACGGAGCCCGCCATGAGGGCGTTGCTCGTTGCCGTCGGGGCGGAGGTGTAGTGAGTCTCGATGTCTTGAAGTTCGGACGCTGACAGCGCCCGTCGGAACACGAGAGCGGCGAGGAGTTCGAAGTCCTGATAGGCGGTGCTTGCGCTTCTTGAGCCGATGCGCAACCCCTCGCTGCTCACGAGTGATCCAACGCCAGACGTGTCGGCAGTTGCGGATAACGTCCCGCCGGTAAACGACGCCATCGTCTGAGTAGAACGATCAACAACGAATCCCAGCGAGCTAAGCGTGCCCGCCGTGAATGTGGTCAACCCAACACGAGAGGCTGCTGGCGTTCCGCTGTCGATCGCTGCGTGCAGACTCAGGGTCGTCCCTTCCGACAACATCTCGTAGCCAGTGTCGCCGTTCGGGATCGGTCGCTTCGACACATATCGCCCGAAGTTCGTCGGTGTTGCCCACTGCCGCACGACGGCGACAACGGTGAAGGAGTCGGTCGCCCCGAAGTCCAACAAGTCATTGTCAGCCACCTCGAAGTAGTCGTCGGTGCCGAGCAGCCACACGTTCCGCACGACGGCGACCGCCTTGCGGCCGCTCGTGGAGCGGTTGATGGTCACCGTTGCGGCGTTGCTGCTCGACTCGGTGAAGCTGGTCTGTCCGCCCGAGGTGATGCCGGTGGTGAAGTTGGCGTCGAGCACCGTCGTGCCGCCGATGGTCGACAGGACGCGAACCCGATAAACCTTGCCCGCCACGGTGTTGCCGCCGCCAGCCCCCTGTTCGCCGATGTGCAGCGCCGAGGTGGAGTCGTTGAGGCTTGCCAGGCTTGCCGTCTGATCGGTCCCTAACTGCGTCCACGACGACGGAACGGTTGCGCTGTCGGCAGCCGTGAAGAACTGCGTGCGACCGTCAGAGGCGCGCCAGGTCACCCGAATCCATGCCGCCGAGCCATCGGTAAGACCTGTCGCGACTGACGACGTGGCGTTGACACCAGCCGTAGCGCCGATGCGCCAATTCAGTGTTCCGGCTGCGTTGAGTGTGAATCCGTAGGCATGGTCGGTGCCAGCGGTATTGCCCTTCCAAATGATCCGGCCGAGCACGGCAGGCGTCCAGTCGTCGAACGCGATGCGGACCTGGATGTCGGCCTCGGTCGTGAGATCGAGCGCCGCCGAATCGGGAACGGACGCGTAGTTGCCGCTCACGCCAGGCAGGTAGAGGTAGTTCGTGCCGCTGTGCTCAAGCAGAAGCGGGTCGTTCGTGTCGGACCCAACCGCCGAGCCGTAGCGGGCGTCCAGGACGGCGCCCCCCGTGCCGAGGTTGATGGCGGTGTCTGCCGCGATAGGGATGACGGGAGCGCCAGGGCCGTCGGAGTGGATCCGCACTTGCCCGCCCGAGGTGATGCCCGTGGTGAAGTCCACGTCCAGCACGGTCGTGCCGCCGATGCCGTTGCGGACGATTGCCCTATAGAACTTGCCCGAAGTCCACCCGCCGTCAGCGTATGCGCCAACGCTCACGACGCTCGTGCTGTTGAACAGCGAGATCGTGCCCGCAGTCGTAATCGTTGCGCCGAGTTGCGTGAACGTTGTCGGTTCGGTTGCCTGATCGGCTGCGGTGAAAAACTTGACGTCACGACCGCCCGCACCGTTGTCGACGTCCAGCGTGATCTTTAGCCATCCGGCCTGGCCGTTCGTAAACGGCACGGCAGCAGTCGAAGTAGCGGTCGCCTCGGTGCTGCCATCCGTTGAATAGTAAAGCCGCATGAGCCCGCCCGTGGTTGCTGCCCACAACCAGGATTTTTGGTTAGCCCCGCCTCGCTTCGCGAACGGGTACTCCTCGCTTGCGGGAGTCCAGTCATCGAGCGATATGCGTAAGACCAACTCAAGGTCACCCGTGATGTCCAGCGCCGCCGAGTCGGGGACCGAGGCGAAGTTGCCCGTTACACCAGGCAGGTAGAGGTAATTCGCGCCGCTGTGCCCGAGCAGAAGGGGCTCGTTGGTGTTGCTGCCAGGCGACGACCCGTACTGCGCGTCGAGCGCCACTCCGCCGCCACCGAGATTCTTCGCTACTGCCATATCAGTACGTCTCCATTGTGGCGTCGATCAAGAAGGTGGCCCCAAACAGGGGAAGGTTGAATCCTGGTCCGTTGTTTCGGGATGCGTCGATGAGGAAGACGGCTTCCGACAGGACGTTTGGCGGCTGGTTGCTCGCCCAGGCGTAAAGGTCGTCGTTCAGGTGCGCTGCATCGGACGTGGGCGCGAGGTAGGCCGCCCAGGCGTCCTGGGTTGCGAGGCCGTTGTCCAGCCTCCATTCGCGTAGGGCGGCCCAGACGTTTTCGCCTTGCGTTGGGCTTCCGAGGCTTGAAAGCTTCCCCGCGATCAGGTCGGCGCTCATGCGGGCACCCCTTCGGCCTGAGTCGGTACCGCCTCTGGCGAGGGGGGCGGAGAAAGGAATTGCTGCGGGTTTCGGACGCCGAACCCGTTCCTTAGGACGTGTTCGGCGAGGGCGATCGGATTGACGACGCCCATCGAGATGAATGGCGCCATTGCGTCCATAAGCTGCATAGCGGATTGCCGTCGGAACGTCTCGTTATTAGGCTGGGTGGAGCCCGCCTCAACGAGAAAGTCATGGGCTCCAGCGATGTAGTCCCTGTCGTAGTTGAACCACATGCTGGCTCCGTCGGGTCCAGTCACCCTGGCGACCTGTTCGCCCGTCATGAACTCCTGGCAAAGCTGAATGATCCGTTCGGCAACCTCGGACGCGGCACGCTCGACCTCGTCCAGCTTGTCGGACGCCCTGCTGTTTGCGGAGTCCTGAATGATGGACGCCTCAGTTGCCGTTCGACGGATTTCGGGCATAGAGCCTCGGGCGTAGTCCGAGACGCCGCTCACGATGTTGATGTCGCTGGCTATGAGGCTCGACTGGTTGTAGAAGTCTGGCGGCAGGGGGCTGACAGGCATTGGGGCAATGACGCCAGGCAGCGACTCGTCCCCGATTACGGGGACGAGTACGTTCTCGTTGTCGGACTCCAGTGCGTCAATTCCGTCGATGTCAAACGAGTCGCGCTTGTAGAGCCACTTTCGGCGCCACCGCTTGCGGTCGTTCAGCATCTGCGAACGGGTGATATTGAGTTCGTGCTGGAGGGGCTCGATTGCTTCGAGGTCACCCAGCGGGTAGAAGAAGTCGGGCACGTCGTAGTTGCGGAGCATGACGTACGGGTGCCCGAATGCGTAGGGCATCTGCTGAGGGCGGACCAGATAGCCCTCTGCGTTGTCGGCAAAGACGGACATCAGGCGGGAGTCGAGGTCGTAGAACTCCCAGACGACGACGTGCTGGTTGGCGTCATCTCGTTTGCGGTCCTTCTCGTCGCCCCTGCCCGTGCCCCCGTAGCGGGCGGCCTGGAGCTTTGAACGTTCGGTCTTCGACCACAACGGGTTGCTCTTGGCTTTGTCGAGCGGGACGTAGATCCGCTGGGCAATCCAGCGGATGTCCTCCATGCAGGTCGCGTCGTCGTTCACGAACATGTCGTGGGGCGACACCCGATTCACGAAGGGGTGGTCAGCGAGGGCAACGAGCGTCTTGGTGGGGATTGCGCTTTCGACGTCCTCCGCTGATGGCATGTCGCCAATGAGTGACGGCTGGTCAAGTACGGCCTGCTGAATCTCACCCATCTTCTGCTGGAACTCAGCCTGGAGGCTTTCGGAGTCTCGTTCGACTTCGTCCTCTTCGTACTTCCAACCGACCTTGACCCAGCCGTGGCCAATGACGAGAAGGTCCTTGGCGGCCCTTCTGAACTCGGGCTGGAACTTGTACCGCCGCCAGAGGTAGTTGACAACCGCCTCTGCGATAATCGCCTGGGGGGCGTGTTCATCGCTTTGAGCGGAGACGGTGATCTTGGGGTGAGAGACCGAGATTGCTGGCCAGATTACGTTGATCGTGGAGAAGGCGAGATGGACCGCTACGCGGTCCATGTCGTCGACGTAGGTTTCGTTGAAGTGTCGGAGCGCGTAGAGATCAACCAGACGTCTCCACGTTTCGTCGTGCCGCTCGTCCTCGCGCCACTTGCGGGAGTGTTCGATTTGCCGTTTGTATTTGGCAAGTCGGTCCGCGTTGGTGGTAGCCATTCAGCCCTCGTGTTCTTTGAGGTAGCGGGCTGCCGCCGTAACGATGTTGAGATCGTCTTTCAGCATTCCAAGTCCGACGTTGCAGCGATTGCAGAGCCCGCCGCGAACTTTCCCTGTTATGTGACAATGGTCGAGGACTGTCGAGATTGCCGTCCCGCAGATGGCACAAGGCTTGGAGAGGAGTTCCTCGTAAAGCTGAATGTCGATGCGGTAGGACGTCGAGACCCTGTGCTTCTTACGCTGTTCGGCGGTGCGGGGGGTTCGCCCGTATTCGCGATTGCGCTCTTGTTCGCGTTTACGGTATTCGGGGTCCAAACGCCGCCGCTGGCGCGCGACGTTCGCCTTTGCGCGAATCCGCTCCTTATTCAGCTCGTAGTACGCCCGTCGGTATTCGGGGTGCGGCGACATTAGATCCACTGGCGGCGATTGACGGGAACTGGCTCGTGACCCTTTGCTCGGCCCTCTTCGATGGTCTTGCGATTGAACTCGCGTTCAGTAACGTCGCGGAAGAAGTCTTTGTCTCCGCCTCGGTAAACGGATCCGAGCTGCACGCTCTTCAGGTGGCACGCGAAGCAGCAAGAGCGTGTTTCGCTGTAGCTGGCGCTGGGCCGCATTTGGCGACATTGCGTGCAAACCTTCATCTTCTTTACCGCCGAAGCGGGCGTTATCCCCTTCGTCGGCGGGTGTTGAAGAATCCGAGAGGTTTCCGATTCTCCGCCTTGCTTGATTGCTGGTCGGCGAGGCGCTGATACCAGCCGAATGTACCCGTGTCTGCTTTGACGTCCATGCGCTGTTCGGGGGTTCGCGCCCAGAGGAGCATCTGAACGGCGATGGCCAGCGCCATGACGCGATCATCGTGGGGAGAGCCGCTGGTGCGGCCGTTCTCGTCGCGGACGTAAGTACGCAGCTCCGCTCTGGCGTGAGGGCAGGGGACGTTGTGGTCTCGGAGATAGGCGCCAAGGCCGTCAATGACCAGGGGCTTGGAGACGTGGGTTGTCCGCCATCCGTAGACTTCGGTGCGGTTTTCCCGAATTGACGACAGCTTGCGCTGTCGGAAGATTCGCTGGTAGCCAGCCCTTTGGAGCGCCTTGACGGTGGTCAGGCCGTGGTTGTTTGACTCGGGGCAGACGAGGGCGGTGTTGTAGAACCACCCGATGTCGGCGAGTGTCTCGCCGAACACGTCGGGGTCGAGGTGTCCGTGCCATTGGGCGACGATGTCGCCGTTGAAGGCGTCAAGGACGAACGCGCAGGAGAAGTCGCCGTGGTCCAGCCCTTCAGCAATGTCGGCACCTACGACGTATACGTGGCCTTCGGCGGGGAACTGGTAGACGTGAAGGTTGCCGTTTGCGTAGGGCGTGAAATCCACCCTGTTCGCGCCTTCGAGGTAGCCTCGGGTGGCTTCCAGGTCGTTCATTTTTGAGATCAGGTCGACGTCGAAGACGGTTCGGCCTGATTTGATGAACGCTTCGTCGGGGTTGGAGGGGTACTCCTGGGCCATGAGCCAGTCGGGGGTGTCGGCCGCCTTTGACTGGTACCAGTCCTCTCCGCGGATTCCGTCGGCGTTCCATGGGTAGAACATCGGTTTGAAGCGGGAGGCTCCGCTTTCCGCCTTTACCCACATGGCGTGGAAGAAGTTCCCCCACCCGTTGGCCGTGGAGATGCCGATGCAGCGGCCACCGACGTCGGTGATCGGCTCGATGGAGGCCCAGGCGGATTCGGCGTCGGGGAGGAACGCCCACTCGTCGACGATTACGAGCCAGACGGTTTCCCCTCGGGCGGGGTCGTTCGACGAGGGGAAGGACGCGATTCGCGAGTCGTTGTCGAAGGTGATTCGCTGTTGCGAGTCGTCGATCAGCGACGGTCCTCGGTCCGTCATCCACGACGGGAGCCCTTTGAGCCCGTACTTCACTTTGGCGAGAAGGCTGACGGATTCTCGTTCGGTGCGGGAGAGCATGACGATGTAGCGGTCGGCGTAGCCGAACGCGCACCAGAAGACAAAGGCGGCAGCGAGGGTGGAGTACCCGAGCTGCCGCGCCTTGAGGACGAGGGTGTAGCGGTTGTCGAGCCAGAAGCGAACTGTTTCGCGTTGGGTGTCGCGGAGGTTGAACGGGATGCGGCCGTCCGACGGGTGGCGGATGGTCCAGCATTCGGAACAGAACTTCTCGAATGCCGCCAATTTGGCTTCAGTGGTGGATTCGTCCCAGCGGGGGAAGTACTGGCGCCAGCGCCTCTCCGTGAGGAGGGCGTTGAGTTCAGTCATTTACGACTTTGAGTCGGCGACCGTGTTCCGCCTTGGCGGCCTGGACGATCAGGGATTCGAGTTCGTCGTCGGAGAGGTCCGCAGCGGGGTTTGAGGTGGTCACGGTGACCGTTGGGGGCTGGAGGCGGCCCGATGCCTTCAGGAACAGCTCTGCGGCCCGTACGTCGCCCTCTACGGCCCTCTGGAAGATTGCGTCGTAGACGGCTTGCGCTCGTTCTGGGGAGCCAGCGAGCTGGTCGACTCGCGCGTCCCATGTTGCCTTGAACGACGGGTGCTGGCGCCACTTCGCAAGGGATTGCGGGGTGACGCCGAGCTGGGCGGCGAACTCCTGCTGCGTCGGCGGGTTGCGTTCAGGGCGAGGGCAGACTAGCCACTCGATGTACGCCAGTTGGCGTTCGTCGAGTGGACGGACATCTGCGTCTTTGCGGTGATTCAGTTTGGCGTTGAGCGCGGCCCGTTCGGTGGCGCTTCTCGGTCCTCGGAGTCCCATGGCACCCTTACACCCCGTTGTGGGCGTCCATAGAGGCTGCAAATGTTACAAGTGTGTTGCAATGTTTGCCGCTTGGGAGGTTTCCCCAGGTCGAGCGACGCCTAATGGGGGGGGTAAGGGGGGGGCGAGGGAACGGTGAAAAGATCCACCACCGATGCGAGGTGGTGGATTGAGTACTTGCTTGAAGATCCGCCACCGGAAAGCGGTGGCGGATACAGATGTAACGAACACATCACGCGAAAGCGTGATTGGGCGTTACCTCACCCACCTGTGCGGTGGGTGAGGTCGTTCTGGACAGTGACAGTAATCGGCACCCTTTAGGGGTGCCGATCTGATCTAAGCCAAGGTAAACAATTCTTGACCGAAACGGCCTTTCGGTCAAGAATTCTGTCCACTCGCATTCGGATTTCCCGTTTCGCGAGGGGGAAGTAGCAGCGAGAGGGAACCCGCCTTTCCCCGCCCCTCACAATCGTTAGCTCTGACAACTAAATTGTCAACTCCCAAATGGGAGAAACGTTAGTTTCCCAAAGTTGGTTAGAACCAGTCTGTTACGACTAGCCCCCCGCCCCCCCACACCCCCCTGCCAGGGGCGATTCGGGGCGCCGCGGGCGGGAACAGAACTAAGGTTCTCATCCCGCTGGTCAGATTTCCCGACCGCGCGCCCGACCGCACCGACCCGAGACGCGCAAAGGCCCCACCCCGCTACCGACCCCCGAACGGGGCCGGTAGGGAGTGGGGCCGCTAGCCGTGGCTAGGCCGAGCCGTGGCTAGGCCGAGCGCTCGCCGTCGACGATGGCGACCACCTTCGTGAGCGTGTCGTGCAGGGTGTCGACCACCCCGCACAGGTCGTCCCACTGGGTGCGGGTCATCGTCACCCGCGAGCGGGTCACCTTCACGCCCTGGTTCTCGCCCCACGCGACGAGGTTGCCGTTCGCCTCGGGGTCGTAGGCGGCGGCCAGGGCGGCGCGGAGCGCTGCCACGATCGGCGCCTGGTTCTCCGCCAGTTCGATCGCGTGGCGGGCCTTGCGGTCCGCTTCCGCCACCATGCGCTCCAACGCCTCGCGGCGCTGGGTCTCGCGCAGGGTCGCGGCTTCGGCGTTCTGCGCCCGCTTGACCAGCTCGGCCGCGGTGGGGCCTCCGTCGGTGGCCTTCGGGGTCGGGGCCTCGGTCGGGGTCGGGTTCGGGGCCTCGGTCGGGGCCTCGGTCGGGGTCTCGGTCGGGGTCGGGTTCGGGGTCGGGTTCGGGGCCTTGCGGGCCTTGTGGGCCTTGTCGATCGCGGCGGGGCCGTCGGCCGTCACTTCGTCCCATGCCGCGGCCAGGGCCTCGGGGGTGCCCGTCGGGCCCACGATGTCGCGGACCAGCGTCAAGCCCTTTGAGATTCGGTTGGCGCACGAAATCGCGACCGTTCCGTGAGCGGAGCCGAACGGGTAGACGTTCGACGGCTTGATTCGGGCGGTGTCTTCCGTCCAGCTCTTCGGCGCCCGCTTGAGCGCGTCCCCCACGATCGGGACGGCCGTGCGCCAGGCGGAGCCGCTCGCCAGGTGGGCGGCCGTGAGGTCCGCGGCGTGGGCTGCGATGAGCTGCCGCCGCTCGTCGGCGAACGGGCTCACGGTGCGGTTGGTCACGGTCTCCGCGAGGAAGGTCGCGAATCGATCGGCATCGCTCTCGGGGTGCCAGGGGCCGTTGGTGGTGTCGGGCGCCTCGTGGCACTCGGTGTTGGTGGTGTCGGGCGCCTCGTGGCACTCGGTGTTGGTGGTGTCGGGCGCTTCGTGGCGCTCGGTGTTGGTGGTCATGGGGACCATGCTATCAGACTTGTAGGGGGGGTGTCAAGTCGGGGTGGGGTCGGGGTCTAGCCATGGCTAAGGTCGGGGGTGGGGTCGGGGTCTAGCCATGGCTAAGGTCGGGGGTGGGGTCGGGGTCTAGCCATGGCTAAGGTCGGCT